TCATCCAATGCTGTCATTAGATAAAACTAAATCAATAGATGAAGTAAAATCATTTTTAGGAAATAAACCTCATATAGCTATGGCAAAAATGGATGGCTTAACCTGTTCGCTAACTTACGAAAATGGAAGACTAGTTGCTGCAGAGACAAGAGGAAATGGAATTATTGGAGAAGATATTTTACATAATGCTTTACAAATAAAATCTATTCCAAAAAGAATTGAATATACAAATAAATTAGTTGTTGATGGAGAGGTTATTTGTACTTATGAAGATTTTGAAAACTTTAAAGATGAATATAAGAATCCAAGAAATTTTGCATCAGGCTCAATTAGATTACTAAATAGTGAAGAAAGTGCAAATAGACATCTAACTTTTATTGCTTGGGATGTAATAGAAGGATTCAAAGATAATGATTTTTTATCAACTAGATTGAAAGAATTGGGTGAATTAGGATTCACTTATGTTCCTTTCTTCTATGATAATTCAATAGAAGATAATAGAGTAGAGCATGCAATTGATGAAATAAAAATTTTTTGTAATAAAATTGGATATCCAATTGATGGAATTGTCTTTAAGTATGACAAAGTAAGTGAATATCTTGCAGCAGGTCGTACAGATCATCATTTTAAAGGTGGAATTGCTTACAAATTCTATGACGATGAGTATGAAACTAAATTAATTGATATAGAATGGACTATGGGAAGAACTGGTCAATTAACTCCCGTTGCTGTTTATGAAGATATTGATATTGATGGAACTATTTGTAATAGAGCTAGTCTACATAATATTACCATACTAAAAGACACTTTAGGCGGATATGGTTGGGATGGACAAAAAATAAAAGTATTTAAAGCAAATCAAATTATACCTCAAATTAGTTGGGCTCAGCCTGAAGATGAATATGCAAAAAAATATTTTCATTATCCAATGACTTGCCCTATATGTAATCAACCAACAAAAATTAAAAAAGATGTAGTTAGTGAAGTTTTATACTGTGACAACCCAGGTTGCGAGGGGAAACTACTTAATAAATTCGATCACTTTTGTTCTAAAAAAGGTTTAGATATAAAAGGACTTTCAAAAGCAACATTAGAAAAATTAATGGATTGGGGATGGCTAAACACATATCAAGATTTGTTTATATTAAATCAACACAGAGACCAATGGATTAAAAAAGCTGGATTTGGTATAGCAAGTGTAGACAAAATTTTAAATGCAATAGAAGAAGGTAAAAATACAACATTAGATAAAGTGATTGCGGCAGCTGGTATTCCGGAGATTGGAACTAAAGTAGCAAAGGATTTAGCAAAACATTATAATACTTGGGGAGAATTTAGAGCAGAAACTAATTTCTTACAATATGATGGTATTGGAGAAGTTATGGCTGAAAATTTGCTAAATTTTGATTATGATAATCTTAATCTTGATTATACAGTTAATTTACATTTAAAAATTGCTCAACAAGAAAAGCAAAATAAACAGCAAAATCTTGAAGGAAAAGTATTTTGTATTACAGGAAAAGTGCATATTTTTAAGAATAGAGCTGAGCTGCAAGCAGATATTGAAAGTAAAGGTGGAAAAGTAGTAAGTTCTATGTCTAATAAAGTAACACATTTAATAAATAATGACAATACTAGCACATCAAGTAAGAATTTAGCCGCACAAAAGGCAAATATACCTATCATTACCGAAGAAGAATATCTAGAGCTATGTAATAATTAATTGATTTTTGAAAAAATTTTTGTTATAATATAAGTATAGAAAGAAAGTTAAGGGAAAATATGAATAATAATAAAATTAAAGAGGTGGCCACCAAAATTGTTTTATTAGAGCAAGAATGTCAGCAAGGTAATTCTAATAAAATACAAGAACTTGAAAAAATAGTCTCAAACCTAAGTTTAGAAGAGATGCTTGCAATTGATGAATATATATACCAAAAAAAATTATTGACAAAATAAAAATTTTATGGTATAATATAAATATAGAAAAAATATAAAAATAAAATTTAAAAGGAGAGAAAAGAATTATGTTAAAAGAAAATTCAAGAAAAGTTTACGATTATGTAAAAGCTAATGATGGAAAAAATATGACTGCAGCTGATATAGCTGAAGCTACAGGATTAGAAGTAAGAAGTGTTAATGGAATCATTACATCTGCTTTCCAAAAGAAAGGTTTAATGGAAAGAACACCAGCTGAAGTAGAATTAGAAGATGGAACACATAAAAGCATCAAATTAGTTTCTTTAACAGCTGCTGGAAGAGAATTTGATCCAGATGCAGAAGAAACAAAATAATTAGATATTAAATTAATCTTAATTAAATAGAATAGACAATAAAAATGGATTAGGTATAAATATTAACTTAATCCATTTTTTCATAAGAAGGTTACTAATATGATAAATTTTATAACAATATTAATATTAATTATAGCAATAATTGCTTGTTGATTAGGCTTTACAAATTTTTATAAAAAAATTGAGTATAATGAAAATATTAAAAAGCAAAATATAGAACTACAAAAGGAAAATAATTATTTAAAAGCTGAACAAGATTTTGAAAAAGAAAAATTAAAAATAATTCAGGAAAAAGTAAATGAATTAATTAATATTCAAACTACTTATCAAGATAATGCGCAACAATCATTCGCCAATTATTGTGATATTTTAGATACAGAATATAAAGCAAAAGAAGAAGAATATAATAAATTATTAGTTCAATTAGAATATTCTTATAATAGTGAATATGATAAATTACTAAAAAATAAAGAATTGATTCTTCAAGACTTGGAAAAATTAAAACAAACTAGAGCTGCGGCAATGGAGGCCGCACGAAAAGAAAAAGAAATAGAAGAAAATTTTCAATTTTATTCATTATCTATTGAATCAAAAGATAGAAATGATATTCAAACATTAGAAAGAGTAAAAAAAGAATTAAATAATCCTAGAATATTAAGTATGTTAATTTGGCAAACTTTTTTTAAAGATAAAATGAATGAATTATGTAACAACGTACTAGGAACAAAGACTATCACAGGAATATATAAGATTACTAATCAGGAAACTAAAGAGTGCTATATAGGCCAATCTGTTGATATTGGTAAGCGTTTTAAGGATCACGCGAAATGTGGTCTTGATATTGACAGACCTCAAGGCAATAAACTATATCAGAGTATGATTGACTATGGTTTATGAAATTTTTCTTTTGAATTATTAGAAGAATGTTCAAAAGAATTATTAAATGAAAAAGAAAAATTTTATATTTCTTTGTATCAGTCTAAAGATTTTGGCTTTAATTCAACTCAAGGTAACAAATAATTAACGCCTCTAAAATTTTTTACTTGATTATTTAGAAAATTTTTGATATAATTAATATATAGAAAGAGAATAAAAATATAAATTTAATTAAAAAAGGAGAGAAAAATAAATGAGAAAAATTGTAAACAGAGAACATATTGAAGGAATATTATTTCAACATGATTTAGAGCTAAAAGTAACAGGAGAAACATCAAAGAATCCTGGAACTCAATATATTGCAGGAAATATTGAGATAGCTGTAGATGAAGAAGGCTTAAATGTTATTCCAGTTCATTTTACTTATGTAACAGAAGTGACAACATCTGGAAAGAAAAGTCCAACTTTTACAGTATTAAAAAGAATTATAGACGAAGACAAAGCTACTGTATCAGTAGGTAAAGATGAAGCTTTCAAACTTAGAGTTGATACAGCATTATCATTAAATGATTTTTATACTCAAGATGACCAATTAGTATCAGCAAAAGTTAATGAAGGTGGTTTTGTTTCAATTGTAAATTCTTTATGTGATGAGAAAGAAAGAAATACCTGGGAAGCTGATATGGTTATTACAGGATGTAATATCATCGAAGCAGATCCAGAAAAAAATATAAATGAAGATTATATGCAAGTAAAAGGAGCAATTTTCAATTTTAGAAATGAAGTTCTTCCAGTAGACTTTATATTAAGAAATAAAGATGGGTTTAAACATTTTGAAAATATGGATGCTTCAGGAGCAAATCCTACATTTACAAAAGTATGGGGAAGAATTAACTGCTTGACAAAAACTACAACAGTAGAAGAAGAAACTGCATTTGGTGAAGCAGCAGTTAGAACTTATGAAAGAAAAGTAAAAGAGTGGGAAATTACAGGAACTCCAAAAGTGATTTCATATGATTTTGGAGGAGAAGACTTAACTGCAGAAGAATTAACAAAAGCAATGCAAGATAGAGAAATTAAATTAGCAGATGTAAAGAAAAGAACAGAAGAATATAGGGCACAAAGAAATGCTGGAACAGCAGCTCCAGTAGCTCAAGCAACAGGACCAAAACCAGCAAAAACAGGAACTTTTAACTTTTAATTTTTAAGTAAAAAGATAGTCGATTAATATTTTCATATTAATCGACTCTCAAAAGAATATAATAAGGAGAGAAAATAAATGGCAAATATAGATTTATTAAATTTAACTCCTCATCAAGTTTCTCGTGATTTGCGCGGATATTCAGTATTTTTCTATGGAGACCCTAAAACAGGAAAAACAACAACTGCGGCAAGATTTCCTAACTCATTATTATTGGCTTTTGAAAAAGGTTATAATGCAATTCCTGGAATTATGGCTCAACCTATCAATAGCTGGGCTGAATTTCGTAAGGTTTTAAGACAATTAAGAGAAGAAGCTGTTAAAGAAAAGTTTAGTACAATCATTGTTGATACTGCAGATATCGCATATGATTATGTAACTAAATATATTTGCGCAAACGCAAAAAGAACAGATGGAGGATTTGGAGTAGATAATATTAGTGATATACCATTTGGTAAAGGATATGGAATGGTAGGTCAAGAATTTGATGAATGTTTAAGAAGTATTGTTCAAATGGATTACGGTTTAGTTTTAATAAGCCATGCCACTGATAAAACATTTACAGATGAGTCAGGACAAGAATATAATAAAATAGTACCAACTCTTGATAAAAGAGCTACAAATATTGTATCTCGTATGGCAGATATTATTGGTTATTCAAGAGCAGTTACTGAAACTTTAGATAATGGAGAACAAAAAACTGTTACAAAATTGTTCATCAGAGGAACTACAAGATATATGGCAGGATCAAGATTTAAATATACACCAAATTATATAGATTTTACATACGATAATTTAGTAGATGCAATTAGAGGAGCCATTGATAAACAAATGGAAGAGGATGGCGCAGAATTTTTCACAGATAATAAAAATAATTTATTTGAAGATACAACTAAAGATTATAACTTTGATAATTTAATGGAAGAATTTAATAATTTAGTAAATAATCTTATCGCAACTAATGAAGAAACTAAATTTAAAGAATTCTGGCAACCAAGAATAATTCAAATTACAGATAAATATTTAGGAAGAGGACAAAAGGTTACACAATGTTCAAGAGAGCAAGTTGAAGCTTTAAGTCTAATAGTAGATGATTTAAAAGAATTAATCAATAGCAAATAAATTTATTAAAATTTTTGGAGAGCGAGATAGTGCTCTCCTTTTGATTTTTATATAAATTTATGATATAATTAATATATAGATATATTATCAAAAGGAGGGAAGGTATGGCTCATTATGTAAAATGTTATTATTGTAATGAAACTTTTGACAGAGATAAAAAACCATGTATCGAAATTATAAATGACAAAACTAAAAAT